CGTTCTAGCCATAACTTCTTTTTGTGAATTTGCATAAGCTATTACATCATCACAAAACTTTGGTGTAAGTACACCACTAAAATACCAATAGTAATTAGATATATTCATAAGTTATTGTTTGAACAAAATTTAATGAATCTTTTTGATTGTTAGTTAGGTAATACATATTAGTTGATGGAAACATAATGAATTGATTATTAGTAAGTGGTATATCCCAACTTCTACCTTTACGTCTGTTATCTTCATAATGTATTCTGACCATACAGTCTTTTACTTTTACACCATATAATAATGTAAAGTCTGGAGAGTTACGTAAATCTACTGGATCTATATTTAGTAATGGAATTGTAGTCTCGCTAGGTTTATAGATATTTCCCCACGTTTCTTTGTTAACTAGATTAATACCGTATTCAAGATTAATATGATCTCGCATATAAGTATTCAACATATCCCAAGTTCTTGAGAATGGAAAATCTTTGTTTTGAATTACTGATTGTAAGATGTCGCCTGATAATTTATCTCGGTCAATGTCCCAATCTTTAGGCATCGCCACATCACCGTAATATAATGCTTGTTCTGTTAAAACTTTCTTCTGCATACCACCACCATTTTTAATTTATGCTTTTGAGTCTGTCAAGTCCCAAGTTGTATTTGCTTCATTCCATACGTAAGACCACATATGAGTATCTGCTGTATTTTGTGATTCTTGTTCAGCTGTTAATGCAGGAGCATCGCCGATTGGTGATTCCCAATTAGCAGTTGTAGTATTTTTTACCCAAGATGCATATGGTTTTTTAGGCCAAAAGATTTGATTATCTTCGTCCCAAATATAACCAATACCTGCGTAATTACCTCTTAAAGGTGTTCCACCATCTTTATGTTGATTACCTAATGTATTGTATGAAGTTTGAATCCACATTTGTGCAGGCCAATTATTATGTGTTTCTAAATATTGTTGACCTACTGATCAAAGTTAGTACTTGAATAACTTTTCCGTTTGATCCTAGTTTTGCAAAATGTGCCATAATGTTTCTCCTTATATATTAATTTTAATTATCATTCAACTATTGAAATTTGTATCTAATAATAACAATTCCAGAACCGCCGGCACCACCTGTACCTTGTTGAGTCATACCACCTCCACCACCACCAGTATTTACTCCACCAGAAACTGCTGAAATTCCTGGAGAAGATGGGTTGTTAGGTGAAAAATTAGATTCTCCACCACCACCTGCTCCTCCTGGACCTTTTGTTCCACCTTGATAAGTAGCGCCTCCACCACCTCCGGCAAAATATCTTGTTGATCCTACTGGACCTGGTGTACCATTACATCCAGCAAAACCTGATTGAACTACAAAAGAACCTATACCACCACTTCCACCAGCAGTTGGACTTGCAGCTTGTGCTACACTTCCTGCTGCACCTGCACCTCCACCACCACCTTGACCATAGGCTGGTGCACCTTGATCTCCAGCTCCACCATTATTTCCTTGAGGAGGACTTACTGGAGGAGTATTTCCAGTTCCACCACTTGATGGAGGGGTAGGAGTGCTTGATCTTCCTGCTCCACCACCTGAACCTCCTGCTTGACCGCTTTGTAGAGGTATAGGAGCACCTGGATGAGAACCACCACCTCCACCACCTGTAGATGTAATTGATGAAAAAATTGAATTTGAACCATTTCCTCCAGCACCTGGAGGATTACCATTTGGTGTACCTCCTGCACCTACTGTTATTGGAAAAGATGCTACTGTAGCTGTTAAACCAGTTGGATTTGCTAAAGGAGAAGTTAATGGAGCTGGCATACAGGTATCATTAGACAATCTAAATCCACCAGCACCACCTCCGCCAGATCCTGCTGAATCTAATCCTAATGGACCACCACCTGCTCCACCACCTGCAACAACTAAATAATCAATTTGATTATTAGCTGCAACAACAGCTGTATTACTTACTGAAAAAGTTCCAGGTCCTGTAAATGTATGAATTTTAAAATCACCTGATGTTGTTTCTGTACCACCTGTAGCTATAATAAATGGGTCAGTAACTGCAACTGATTGATTTCCATCATCAGTTACTAACCAACCTTGTGTCGAATCTATATAAATAAATGTTACTGCTAAACCGGGTGTTGATAAAATTGCATTGCTAGTTGAACCACCAATTTTTTCCGAACCATTAGAAATTATTATACAATTGTTTGAACCCCAAGTTTTTGCGTAATCTTTAACTGCAACTACTGCACCAGGTGATCCTGCTGGTAATGTTACATCAATCTCACCACTTGTTGTATTTACAAAATAACCTTCACCAGCTACTGCCGTAAAATCTCCTGTCTTAACTGTTGTTACCCAAGAAGCTGAACCTGTTGCACCAAAGTTTGTTGCTGTACCTTGGTTATTAATTGTTGCACCTGCAGGAATTGTGAACGTATCTCCACTATCTCCTAGCTGTACTGTACCACACGCTGCTCTTGGACTAATTTTATTTACTTTTATTTCACTCATAATTTACCTATTGAAATTTGTACCTTATTACTACTATACCAGATCCACCAGTGCCACCAGTTTGAGAGGCTGCTCCAGGTCCACCAGCGCCGCCGCCACCTCCACCAGTATTAGGTGTTGCTGATTCTGCGTCTCCTGGCCTTGCAGCACAATTTCCTGAATCTCCACCACCTCCGGTTCCTCCGGTTCCACCACAACCACCATAACCACCGCCACCACCACCACCAGATCTTGCAACTGCACTTCCTGTTATACTTGTTGTAGCTCCTGCTCCACCATTACTATTACTTGATCCATCTGCACCTGCAACTGTTGCTCCGCCTCCACCACCTCCATCATATGGACTACCAGACATACCAGCTCCACCAGGAAAACCTTGAGATGGACTAACTGGAGGAGTATTTCCATTACCTGATGAAGTACCTGGACCAGCGTGAGTTCCTCCACCACCAGAACCTCCTGCTAAAACAGAACCTGCTGTTGGACCAGGTGTACCCGCTTCTGCTGTACCACCGCCACCACCACCGGCAGAAGTTATTGTTGAAAAAACTGAATTAACTCCAGTTCCTCCATTTGTAGTTGGTCCACTAGGATTATAAACACCACTAGTACCACCAGCTCCTACTGTAATTGGAAAAGATGTTGCTGTTACTGTTATAGGTCCAGCACCTTCTAAAGGTGAAGCTGTATAAGGAGTTATTGGAGATTTGTCTTCTCTAAATCCACCTGCTCCACCACCACCTCCGTGACGACCTCCGGCTCCACCACCGCCAGCTACTACCATATAAGAAACTTGATTATTAGCTGCACAAGGATGAACTTGTGAAACAGCAAAAGTACCAGGACCTGTAAATGTGTGAATTTTACAATTACCACAAGTGGTTATTGTTCCACCTGTTGCAACCATAAAAGGATTACCTGTTGCATTACTTGTTGAATCTTGAACATTTTTCCACCCTTCAGTAGCATCTACATATACAAAAGTTAAAGATTGACCTTCTGTTGATGCAATAAAATCAGCAGCTATACCGCCTATTTTTTCTGACCCGTTTGGTGAAATAGTTAAATTATTTGTTTGAAATGTGTTTGTATAATCTACAACCGAGACTATAGCTCCA